ATGGTGTTATGGCTGGATTTGATGAACCACAAAAAATTGTGACTGGGTTGCAATTGTTGCAAGCAGGTGTTATAGACGTAGAAACATTACAAGATAATATTGATGGTTTAGAAAATATAGCAAAAGTACAAGAACGCATTAGGAAAAATAAAGCAGAAGGTGTTTTATTTGATAGTATCTTAGCTAGGTCTGCACAAGGTGACCCTGCAGCTACGATGGCTGCTATAGCTATCTATGAGTATCCTGGAGCTGTAACAGAAATTATGAAACAGTTCTATACTCCACAAGAGCCGCAAATGTCACCTGAAGAAGAAGCTATGATACAACAACAAATGATGCAACAACAACTAGGTGGTGGTGATGTTCCTACAATGGCACAGGCATTTGGATTATCTTAAAATGCAAGAATATTTTGATTCTGAGTTTTGGGATACCATTTATCATGAATATGGTGTAACAGACGAGTTAGATATATTATCAGAAGAAGTAGCAGAAATAATTACTCCTATGCCAGGAATAATTGTTTTAATTACTAGGGAGTTTTATGGCAAAGAATCGTAGAGGTGGGTACAGACAACCAAACAAACCTGCACCTGTAGCTACACCACAAGGTGGACAAAGAACTGATGGAGGCCCAGGAAGTAGTAAACAACCTCTTAGAAGGCTACCTGACGCTGATTATGGTGCAAATAAAGCATTTGTAGAACAACAACAGGCTGCACCCCTACCAAAACAAAATCCAATGGCTGTATCACCTAATGTCTTTGCACCTACAGAAAGACCAGGAGAACCTGTTACACAAGGACAACCTATAGGAGATGGTGCTGGTCCTACTGTTATAGCTGATAATACTGATGCTATATTGCAAGCTTTGTATCAAATTAATCCAACACCTACATTATTGGAGATTATTAACAATAGGAATATATAGTGGGATTTATACTCAACGATAGAAATGAGTATTATGACATACTTAATTCACGTAGACAACTAGAACAACAAGCAAGTCAATATAATGCTTTGTTACAAAATAATCCAGAACAAGTATTAGAAAACTTAGAAAAGTATCCTACTGAATTAGATACAGGTACTGCACTAGGTATGAGTATTTTAGGAATACCACCTGAATATCAAGCTGTAAAAGAAATAGCACAGTCTAGTAGAGCTAATAAACTTTATAATGAAGCTAAATTGTGGCAGGAACTACAACAAAGATATCAACATGACCATGTAGAGAACAATATGAAAATGTCATGGGGTGATTTATGGACAGGTGGATTAATGCCAGGAGGAGCTAAACCAGGTGATGTGCAATATGGTGTGTGGGCATTTGCTGCTTTAGATGCTTTCTTTCAAACAGTAGGCCCATCAGGTAAATGGTCTGTTATAGGTTCTGCTGTAAATGCTTTAGCACCTGGACAACCTATGAAAGTAGGTAGGTCACAAGCATATCTTAGAGATTTAAGGTCATACGATAAATTACTTAAACAAGGCTACTCATCACAAAAAGCACAAGATATGTTGCAAATAGACTTAAGTGGTACACAAGTGTCTGGATTAGGACAAGAACTAGGTACTAGAGAAGAACTTAAACAACAAATTGATATGATAGCTGAAGCACATAAGATGGGTGGTGAACCTGTACTTGCTGCTATGTTTAGAGCTGTATCAGAAGGTAAACCATTAAACTTTGATAGAAGTACTAAAATTACTTTAGAATCTGTAAAGGCAGAAAAAACACCATACTACGTTGCTTTAACTACAGATTATGGAATGTCACCAGACCAAGCTAGAGATTTTATTTATAAGAATATCGGAGCTCCATTAAAGAATTTTGATGAAAATGGACAAATACATTACACATCTGCATTTAATCCAAATAAAATTAATTTCTTTGCAGGTAGAGCACAACAAAGATTTTTTTGGGCAGGGCAATCAGAACAAGATTACTTTAGACCTGAATGGGCAGATAGAGATATATTGCTTGAATACTCACCAGGTAGAGTAACTGCAGCTGAAGTCTTTGCACCGGGTTCTAAAGCTTTTAATGTTATGTCAGGTTTAACTGACGCAGCCTATCAAATAGCACCAGAACTTATAGCTGGTAAAGGTATTAAAGGTGTAAAGAATATTAATAAAGGTTTACGTAGAGTTAATCCAGCTATGGAACTACTTGATGAAGGTGCATTAGTAAAAGGTACAGCATTTAGTAAAAAACGTGTACGAGTTAGTAGTAAAAACTTAGCAGATAATATTTTAGAAGAAGTAGGACCAGAAATAGATGGAGTTACTGGAACAGGTAATTTAAGTAAATTAGTCAATAATGCAGGACAATTACTTACAAATCAATCAATTGGTAAAGATATTACTACTACTAAAAAAGCACTTAGAAAAATTAAAAAAGAACATACTTTATTTGGTAGAGTTCCTAGATTCTTTCAAACAACTAAAGATGAAATATTAAACAGTAATACTAATGTTGAGTTTTTTAAAGCATTAGCAGAAGAAGATAACTTGTATTTAATTAGTAATAATCCAATTACTAGACATTTACCTGCACAAGTACAAACAGATATAGCAACAGAAACTGATTGGAGAAAAGTACAAGGTATGTTTGATGACATGATTTCTTCATCAGGTTATGCAATACGTAATGATGCTGGACAAATGGTACCGTTTCAATTACCAGGACGTATGTTACCTAAGACTGGTTCGCTTGCTCTTAATAAATTTATGCAATCTACTGGTTTAAATCCTAATGCTAGCTATAGAACATTTGGTAGCTGGGCAGGAGAAAAAACTAGAAAACTACGTGAAGGTGTATTTCCTATACGTAAGTCAAGAAAAGAACCTACTAAGTTAGTAGAAGTTGGTAATGAAGCTGTTATTGATACTATGGATGCTGTATCAGATAAAGCATCAGCATTAGCTAAGTTAGAAAATGCTACACCATCATACGTATTAGAAAAATTAGATATTGCAGGAGCACCTAAGTTTGAAAGATATTTAGGTTTTAGTTCTAACTTTAACTCTTCTTACAATCCTTACTACAGAAAACTATTAGGAGTTGTTCCTGACATGGGAATACCTCTTAATAATTTAAATGTAGGATACAAACAGTTATCTTCTCATTTGCAAATTAATGGTTATGACGCAGATACTGCTAATAAAATTATGCAAGATTTTATGAAAATAAACCCATTAGATAAACCTGCATACAGAGATTTTGCTTTTCAACAAGCATCAAGAGATTTAAAAATGGTAAGAGCTAGAGGTGGTAATCACGAATATATAGCAGACCATGCAGCAAATATGTTTGAAGGTTTAAACAAAATGAAAATATATGCTACTGATGCAGATAGAAACATACTTCCTAACATAGGTTCTAACTACAGAGGTTTTGAAATAAATGAATTAGGTTATGCAACTGATGAACTAGGCAATGCTGTAACTACTATGAGTGGTTCTATGTTTAGCGAAATGCAAGACAATATTGCACCTTTGTTAGATTATAGATTATTAGAACGTGCTTTAGGACCTTTATTTAAAGCATATCCAGATAATCAGTTTAAAGCTACAAGTATTCTTTCTGATTCTAAAAAGTATGTTAAATATAAAACACAACACTTGTCATGGAATAAAGCAGAAGATGCTATACCAAATCCATTTGATGATGGAATATTAAATGTTAAAAGATTAGAAAATAACTTTGTAAGTAATGTTATGTCTTTCTATACAAGAAACTTATTTAAACCATTTGTGTTAATGAGAGCTGCATTCTTTACACGTGTGTTTATGGAAGAACAAGCACGTATAGCTGTAAAAGGTTTATCTAGTATTTACAATAGACCATATGAATATTTTCAATGGTTAGCTGCACATAATCCTAATTCACGTGCAGGAAAAATACTAGAAAAATTACCTTTTAGTAAATACAAAGGTGCTCAATACAATGCAGATGCAGTAGATTTTTTAATGCAAGAAGAAGTTATGGAAGCTATGCAAAAAACTATGCGATATGAAGATATTGCTGGTGGTGCTAACAAAACTAAAAATAACAAATATATTGAGTATTTAGGTAGAAGTACTGCAGAACTTACAGAACCACAAATAGTTGAATCTGTATATCACGAGCTTAGATTATTAAGAAGCGACCCTATGGCTGCTGCTGTAGCTAAATATGGATATGGTACTGATGGACTTTATAAATGGATAGTTAGTGATGCTGGTAGAGAAGCTAGATTACAATTTATTAGATACAAAGGTAAAAAAGCTGCAAACTTTATAGATGATAACCATAGAGATTTAGACCAACATTTACAATATTTAGAGTCAAGAATAAGGATTATATCTGGTGGTACATTTGATATTGCTAAAGATGCAGCAAAAACTAAAACAGGAATGTTTACTTATGCATTACGTAAAGGTGGTAATGGTGGAAACTCTGCTATAAGAAACATGGTTGCTGAAGGTAAACTTACTAAGTTTGGTGCTACAGGTAGTAATAAAAAAGACATTGTAGAATTTTTTAGTACAGAAGATGTATTCCTTAAAAAGTTTAAAAAATCAAAAGTTACTGATGAGTTAGCAAAATATTATAACAAAAAAGATGGTATTAACCCAGGTACTCTTACACAGATTGTAGATAAAGCCGAAGATATGACACCACAAAACTTTTTAGGACAAGTAGAAGATATGATGAACAATGCATATCAAGCAATATTTGATAGGTTAATGACTAAACCTATTGGATATTTAAATCGTTCTACTACATTTAAACAATTTAGATGGATGTATATACAAGATAGATTCCAAGATTTTGATAAAGGTTTAAGAACTAAATTTATTAACGAAGCTAGAGAAGCTGGTGTACCAAAAGATATTATTGAAGAAATGGTTGGATTAAATAAATTATACAAACCAGGCAAAATATCTGATTATGAAGTAATGAATACAGAATCAAAAGCTTATGCATTAGCAGGTGTCAAAGAATTATTATACGATACAAGACAAAGACATACACTATCTGACAAGCTTGTGAATGTATTTCCATTTATTGAAGTTTGGTTTGAAGTATTCCAAACATGGGGACAGTTATTTGGCGAAAACCCATATGTATTAAGAAAAGCACACCTAGGTGTACGTGGAGGTGGAGCAGCAGATGCATTAGGTTCTAGCTCAGAAGATGGTTTTATATCACCTGACCCTATGGACCCAACTAGAGATGTGTTTGTTTATCCGTTTGGTGGTTTTATGAGTAATTTAATATTTGATGATGAACTCGTAAATGGAGAACAAAATGTACAAATATCTCCTAGAGGACAATTACAAGGTGTTAACTTGTTAGCACAAGGTTTTGTACCTGGTCCTAACTCTTTAGTAGCATTTGCTATAGACAAAGTATTACCAAAAATAGAAACAGCTTCTACAAAATTAGGTGCTAAATATGGTTGGGCTAATGACTTTGAGAAGTTTTTGTTTGGTGATTTTCCACCACCAGAAGAATTGTCTGATGTATTTGCTGTATCTCCTGTTTATAAAAAAGGTAGAGCAATGTTATTAGAACCAGAAGATTTTGAATATATAACTGAAAATAGTAGCGAAGTAGAAAAAATGCGTGCTAAGAAAACTATTGATGTATTTAGATGGGGTGTATCTGCTGGTGAGCCTAAGAGATTATATGAATCAGGAAAGTTAGATGTTTATTTAGATAAAGTTGCACCTAATACAGCTAAAGCTAATTTAAACCAAGGACAAATAGAGTTAGCTTACTTAGAGTATGCAAAAGAAAAATCAGGTACTTTGTTTGCATTTGAGTTTATGGTGCAATTTTTTGGACCTACTGGATTTAAACCAGAGTTTTTTGTTGAAGATAAACAAGGACATTTGTGGGGACAAGCTGCTTTGTATGAAGAATATATAAGAATTAGAGAAAAAAATAATGGTAATGATATAGCTACATACAATGAGTATTTAGAACTATATGGTTTAGAGCATCCTTATATGATGAGTCCTAGGACACAATCTGAAGTAGGTAAACAAAATACAAGTGTTAGAGCACAAAACTTTCAAAAAGATAATCCAGAAATATTTAATAACTTAAAGATAAGTGGTTATTACTTAAACATTGATAATCCATATGAAGAAAAAAGTTATGATGATATTGTTGTAGAAAAAACATTATTAAGTCCTGACCAGTATCGTAGAGCTGTAAACGATACTATAGGTTTTTTTAGATATAAAACATTTACAAAGAAAATAGATGCATTAGAAACATTAACATCACAACAAAAAACTATATTTAAACGTAGTTATAGAAACGAATTAAAACTTGGTTTACCTGGTTTTCAATCAGAAGAATATGGGCAAATGAACCCACCTTCTACTGATGATATATTTGCTGAAATGAAACAACAATGGTTAACAAACCCAGCAATATTAGAGCTTGACGCTGGTAAAGGTTTCGCTGCTATAATGGAACACTGGAATTATGCATCAGCATTATCTACTGATTACTCTAGTACAAAGAATCCTGACTGGTGGTTACAGTCAGAAGACCCTAGAGCTAAAGCATTGAGGATATATGTTGCTAATGCAGCTAACGGAATAATTGAAGAATACCCAGAGTTTTGGGGTGTGTGGACAGGAGTTCTGTTAAAGTTATATAGAGATGACCAGGAAGTATTAGACTACTTCCCAGAAGGATAAGATGAATTTAACATTATTTAAAAAACTTTGGCAAAACTTGCAAATGGACAAGGCTATTGGTAAAGAAGGTGGTATATCTTGGATGCAATTTTTAGAGATGGCAGACAAAGCAGGAATGCTACCAACTGTCAAAAAAGAAATTATATTTACTGATGAACAAGCATATGAAGTTATTGATTGGTGGAATAGTAAACCTTTTACACAACCAGCATCAGCAGATGAAGTTATTGCTACTGTAGAAGAAAGAGTTGAAGCAGCTAATAAATCATCACAAGTTGCTATACCAAGTAGACAAGAGTTTCAATCACAAGTACCTCCAGCTGTATCTGGTAGAGATGCACAAACACAATCTGTAGAAACAGCAGGTATTGACCAAAATATATATACAGAATTAAATACATTATTTGGTTATGCACCTACTGAAGAAGATATATTTAACTGGGTTGCAAGTCAACCTGAAGAAGAACAGTTAGAAGCACAAATACAAGCACAAGCGTACTTTAACTTAATGACAGGTGAAACAATACTTAGACCTGCATTTAATGATGATGGTACAAAAGTATTTATTAATGGTAAACAACCACTTATGCCATTTGCTGGTCATTTTAAAGGTACAAAAGTAAGTGACATACTAGATAACTACGCTACATCAGATGAAATATTACAGTTTCAAAACTTTTTAACTAGCAATAATTTAGTACCAGATAATTATTTTGCAGAAAGTCAAGGTGAAATGTCTGAGAAATTACGTGCATCAATTATGTATGTAATGAACTGGGCAGATAAAAATATGCATGCTGTACCAGGCACTGAATTATATGAATCAATATCAGCAAAAGACCCTGTGTATTTTAGTGAATCGCAAAACCTTTATGGTGAATGGGATATACATAGAAATATATTTAACGAAGCATTAAAAGAACTAGCTAAGAAACAAGAAACTTTAGATGAAGTACAAGAAGCTGACATTGCAAGAGAACTTGCTAAAGAATTTATACCACCTAGTAAATCAGCATTAGAAGATATGGTAGATGCATACTTTGAAAACAAACTAGGTAGAAGTGCTACTGAAGAAGAACTAGATGAATGGTCTACTAACTTTGCTGATAGTTATTCTATAGCATTTGCACAAGCTAGAAGTAAAGCACAACAACTACAAGATGCAAACTTTATGCAATCACAACCAGAATTTTTTGAATTAGACTCAGATAGACAAGCATTAGCTGACCAATATGGTGCAGAAAAAGTAATAGACTTATCTATGTTTAGTACAGATTCTCCACAAGATATAATGGCCCAACAGGTAGAAGATGAATTTGGTAAGCAAATAGATGCTGTTGAACAAGGTAGAAAGGTTAGAGATATGCAAAATAGTTTAGTTGCATATATGTTTGGAGGATAATGGAAGAAGAAGCAGTACATCCCTTAGACCAACTTATAGCAGCTGCAAAAAAAGCAGATACAGAAAAAGCTGAACCAGTATTTACTGTGGATGAAAAAGGTAGAATGTCAGATTATCGTGGCAAACAAGAATCTACAGCTTCGACACGTAAAAGAAATACTGATGTTGTTTTTAAAGCAACTTCTACTATGCCAAGTAAAGGATATAGAAAAGTACCTGGTAAACAAATAATAAGAATGCTGGGTGATGATGGACCTAGAACATTTAATCCAAGAGTTGTAAATGCTAATGGTAATTTTGTAAAATCAAAACAAACTTTAGATATAAACCCTGAATACTTGTATTGGTGGAAAGATGAAAAAAGTATGGTACACAGTATGGTAGATACTGAATTACAGGATACTTTGTTTCAAGCACAACGTTCTGATTTAAAAGGAACTCTC